CTAAAGGACTCGCAGATTGGTTGGCAATGCCCCGATCTGCTCTGCATAAGAACGCCTTCCAGCGCAGCAGTAGCCGCGTGGCGCACGTTACGCGCTCCGTAGATAATCCCGCCAGCGGTTCTACGGTTAAGCGGTGTTTCGATTGCACGAAGTGCGATCGACTCACCAAGGAAACGGTCCACAATGGACTGCAGTTGATTCGGGTCAGGTACGGCTTGCCGTACTCTGAACTACCGGACTGCAGTCCTGGTGAACTCTCTCGTTTCCTTTCCTTTCTTCTGCTACAGGGCAAGGCGCGGGCCTCTGTAGCATTCCCTCGCCGCCAGCGGTTAGGGAAAGATGGTCTCTGTTGCTTGCAGAGACTGTGCCGTCGAGATAGGTGGGCTCTTGCCCATTCTGTCGCTTCTATCAAACGCAACCTTCCAAAGGGTTGCGTACGGCACACGCCCTCAGGGCGTTCTGATTGGGAACAGAACGTCCTTTCTCCACCCCCGCCCACATCCCCCGAGTATTTGGATCATGTTCGCAGAACAATTACTCGGGTCTTCACTTCCGGTTGGGACCGGACGTATCCTTCCCATGTTGGAAGGTACGTCGCAAATCCTACCGCTAGGAAACCTAGGTTTTCTAGGGCCGACCTTCTTTGGTCTGGCCGCCGTGCAGAGTTTCTTACCGCGACGACTTCAGAACAGGCTTTGGCACCTGTGATTGAAGCGCGGTACAAAGAAGTCTACTCTACGGGCAAGATGCGTCCGCTTCTCATTTTTGATGAGAATGCGGATCTTCTTGCGCCATTGCATACTCTGATGTATTCCAAACTCAGAGAGCAAGAGTGGCTTCTTTGCGGCCCTCCGACCGAGAAACGGATGTCATCTGTTTGTGTCAACAAGTACCAGACTTCCGTCGATCTGGTATCAGCGACCGACGGTCTCTGCCACGATGTGGCAGAGACTATCCTTGACACTCTTTTCTTCACCTCGGTGAAGATACCTCGGAGTCTTCGTTTGTTGGCGAAGGCTTCTCTTAGTCCCGTTTTTCGGGATTCCGAGGGAGTGTTAAGGAGGGTCAGGCACGGACAGATGATGGGCTCCTACCTTTCCTTCCCTCTACTTTGTCTACAGTCTTATTGTGCTGCCTCCTGGGCGGCGCGATTTGACCTAGATGCTCGTTTCCTAGTTAACGGAGATGACGTGGTGATCTCCGCTTCTAGGCCCATCGTTACGCAGGATTACCCTTCGGGGTTTAGACTAAACGATGGGAAGACGATTCGAGCTGAGAATGTGGCCGAGGTCAACTCGACTTGCTTTCTCATGAGTAGAGGGAGGTGGCGTGAGGTACGTCACCTTAGGAGAGGTGGGGCTCCTGTCGATTTTCCTGGAATGATGCACATGGCTTCGGCCGTGCGCGTTTCTCCAGGCTTTGTGGACGCCTTTCAGAGGTGTCGTATCGGCAGGAGATGGGGTTTCCTCCCATCCCAGTTAGGTCATCGGACCTACCCTTCTTATAAGAGAGAGAAGGGCCTCAGGGTGCGTAGAACCTATACGCCCTTGCCGGAATCATCCAAGGATGACTCATTTCCTGAGGAACTGGTTCGGATTACCGGAAGGAATCCGACGCCCGTGGAAGCTGAATCTTTACGTGTAGCTTTTTGGAACCACGGGAGGATGGGAGGGATGAAGAGAGACGTATTTTCGCCTTCCTGCGGCAAAGTACGTCGGAGTTACTCTTACAGGGTCCTGCCCTGTAAGAGCTGGCTCAGCTTCGTCAGCTGGGCCGGCTTCGAGTCACGCTTCCTCGGAGTCAAGAAGCCCGATTGGTTTCTGGTTCCTGCCAGTTTTCAATCGGAGGAAGAGAGGGAGGGGCTGGCCAGTTTGGATCAGTTCCGTGAGGACTGGGACAACGGGTTTATCCGGGATCCGGATAGACCGCTGGAGGGCCAGCGATGAGTTTCCGTGGAAACCCAACGTTTCTGGGAGGTCGCGTGAAGCGAACTGAAACGGCTGTAGTGGCAGAGGTGTGGGCAGACTCGCTCCGGCTGAATCTGGCTGACGGACTGCCTGGACTTAATCCTACTAACCTCTCCTCCATGTGCCTACTGTGCGCAAGTGGATTATCCTGGGCGCACTTCGGTGTACCGCTGTTGTTTACGGCGGGCCAGGGCCCACCCTTGAAACGGGTAGCGCAGACCACAGGGTTATGGATGAGGAACGGGAAGCGGAAAGGGATCTGACGGTCGGTGGTCTTCGGACGTCACCATTTTGTCACTATTGTCGCTAGGGGAGTGGATCGTCGCGGGGCATGTCCAGCATGCAG